GATTGAGCCCCCGGTCAAGCGGCCCCAAATCGGACATAGGGGTCATCCCCCACCGTCACCAGGTGCGTGTGGTTGTGACCGTGGTCAGTGCAGGGATCGGGCGGGTTCCTCGACGCCTGTTGCATGTCAGGTGGCAGGCACGCAGGTTCCAGCGCGCCATCTCCAGGTCAGGGCGTACCGAGGCAGGGATCAGATGGTCGGCGCTGTTGGCACCAGGTCGTAGGCACAAGTGACAGATGCCTGCCTCCTCGGCGATGACCTGTGCTTTGAGCACACGCCACGAGTGGCCCATGTTGCGCTTCATCCGATGCTCACCGCCTCGCCTTGCCACTGGCTGGGTATGCCTACCCGCCACGCCTTGCGCGGCGATCGTGGGTGGTGGTCGAGCAGGGTCGGCCCATCTGCATGGTCGACCAGTGAGGGCCACGTGTAGCGGACGGGGATGCCGAGGTGCTGCCAGTACGCCCCGATGCGCCTGTCGTAGGCCAGGTCGCTGTCCTTCGCCCATGCCAGGAACGGGTCGATGTGTGCGGTGGGCATCGCTACTGCGACTCCCCACAGCAGGGTGACGCATTGGAGCCAGGGTGCCCCGATGCTGTCGGCTGTCGCGATCGCAGCCTTGACCAATGGCTGTCGTGGCCTGCCTGTGCCGACGTAGAACGACACGGCTGTGGGTGGTGCGTGTTCTAGTGCTGCCCGTGCGTGGTCGAGGAACCCGTCGATGGGCAGCGCGTCCTCTTGCAAAGTGAGCGCCCAGTCACTGTCACGGTCGTGACCGGACCAGGCACGGTCGCCGTTGGCTGTCTCGCCTAGGTTCCCGTTGTCCATCGAGATGCCGGCCTCGAGGCTGGCTGCTAGGTGCTCAGCCTGCATGTGCCGGGTGGCGTGCGCCATGACCATGATGCTGACGATCATTTGTGACGCCAGAAACTCCAGGTGTTCGCGGCATCTGGGGTCTTGAACACGGTCGCTACCTCGGGGCCTGTGATGATCCTGTCAGCGTGCCGGGTGTAGGCAACCAGGTTCAGCAGCCCCATGTCGGTCCCGATGTCGCGGGTCTCGGTGCGCTCGTGGATGGCGACCATGTGGGCCTGGATCGCGTGGATCATGTCGTGGCACAGTGCCATGACGGTTGCCCTGTCACCCCCGACAATGCCGCAGTTCAGCAGCATGGAGCGGGAATGCTCAGCCAGGAACGCCCTCATGGTGGCGCTCTGGTGGTGCTCGGTCATCCACGGGTCGGCAACCAGTTTCGGCTCCCAGCCGAGGTACAGCCGACCGGGTTGCATGTGCTCCCAGGGCGGGTTCTGCATGGTGACGTCACCCGCGTCCACGAGGAACACCCACCCCGTATCTGGATGGTCGCGCAGCCACTGCCATTCGGCTACCCAGCGGGCGAGGTAGAACTCCAGACCCGTGTCCGGGATCGGGTTCTCGGCGCCTGGGTCGCTGGACAGGACGACGAGGTCGGCTCCGGTGATGGATGCGGCCAGTCTCGCGGTCACCTCGGTCAGCGGGGTCGCGTTGACGCGGCCTCGGCGCTGCCTGTCGGGCTGGCGTATCCAGCAGGTCAGGACGACGTTGCGGCGTGTCCGGTAGTCGATGTGCGCCGTGGAGTCGACCCTCTGGGCGTACAGGTCGAGGTTGCGGGCGAGCTGGGCGCGGCGTTCAGCAGCATCAACGCTGCGGGTGATGCCTTCCTGGTCGGCGCAGTGCAGCAGCCGGTCGGAGCCGGTGACGTCCATGTAGCGCCAGGTGGTCAGGTGCGCGTTGTGGATGCGTGTGGACCAGTCGAGGTGCTCATGGCCCCACGTGCCGTAGCAGGGGTCCATTCCGCCGACGGTGCTAAGCACGCTGCGGTCGCAGTAGAGCAGGTTCCCGCGGGGGTCGGTGTAGGCGGTGTGGACGGAGTCGGTGGCAATGGTTGCGGGGCCGGATGAGTCGGGCCAGATGTGCATGAGGTGCGGTTCAGGACTGTCGACGTAGGGACGCCACCAGTCGCAGGTCAGGGGGATCGTGTCGTCATCGGACAGGAAGAAGTGGTCGACGCCGGCGTCATCCAGCAGCTCCAGGCACTTGTTCTTGGCTCGGGCGATCCCGGCGCGCTGCTCGAACCTGTAGGTGGCACCGGGGGCGGGAATGTCAGACGCATCGTCAACAATGACGAGGGTTGCGCCGTCGGGCAGGTGCCTGCGCCATGCCGCCAGGGTCGCGGTGTACAGGTCGCGCCGGTTGCGGGTGGTGATGGCGACCCCGATGCGGGGACTGCTGCTGGTGGCGGGAACGTAGTCGATGCCGTCGATGGTGACTGTTGTCACCGTGCGGCCCGCTGATCCAGCAGCCCGTCGACTACTGCGTGCCAGGCGTCGGTGCGCTTGCTGGTGGGCACGCCCATCGCGCGCTCGAGGGCTTCGTCGATCTCCTCGATGGTCAGCATGGCGGGCCTCCGACATGAGGAAGGGCCAGAGTGCTCACGCACTACTGGACCACTTAGCACACAGTAGCGGAAGTAACCCTCAACCTGAGGGTGAGACACGCCCGGAGCGTAGGGCGATCCGATACTTGCCCGCCACACGCTCAACCTTCTCCTCCGCGACCATCTGCCGCACCCGCCGCTCGCTGACCCCGTAGTGCTGCGCTGCTGTGGTCACGTCGGCCCAAATGTCCTGACAGTCGGGGTCGCTCAGCACGACGGCGACGAGGCGCGGTACGTCGCGTGTCTCGTGGCATCTGGGGCAGGTGATGGCCTCATCAGCCGAGTGATACCTGAGCTTGGCCCCGCAACCGTCACTCGGGCAGAAGGCGACGTACCCCATCGGCTCCCGGTCGGGGTCGAACCTGACCAGCGCCCGCCGGCACGCCCGGATCTCGTCGCTGAAGTCGTCGATCGGCTGGTCGGGGCTGTCTGCCCACCACGGCAGCGATGCCCGTAGGAAGCCGCACACGCCCGTCAATGTGGCAGTGGTCTGCGTGGACGATCCGCGTGGGATCGTCGCCCTACGGTAGGCGCTCGCCACGCCGTAGGGCACTAGGTGGCGTTCCTGCCGTATGAGGATCTCCCATTGCTCCAGGATCACGAGAACAGGGCGCTGGACCCCATCAGCGATGGTCGCCATCGTCAGGGCGGGGTCTATCCCGTCCACGTTCAGCGGGGGCCGGGATGCGGGCACGCTCCTGCCGCCACCGCTGCCCGTCCTCGGTTCGATGCTGGCGAGGGACGCCAGGCGCACGATGTCGTCCAGCGTGTCGCCTAGGCGGACGAGGCAACTGGGGCAGATGTGGCCTTGGTCGAGGCGGGTCTGCCTGCCACGGCGCGCACACAGGACGCAGGTTGCGGCCCAGTCGCTCACGGGGTCAGCCTCTGGCGGTTGGCTTCGCGATAGGCGGTCATGTACTTGCGCTTCCTTTCACGCAGGCAGGTGATGCACATTCGCCCGCCAGCGCCAGAGGTGCGGGTGTTGTTCTCGGTGTACTCGTGGCCTTGGGGACAATGTGTCTTTTGCTGTCCGGCTGCCCTGCCCTTGTCTGCCATATCGCGCATGTTGTCTTGGCGCGTCCCTACGAACAGGTGCGCCGGGTTGACGCAGGGCGGGTTGTCGCAGGAATGGCACACGAACACGCCTTCGGGGATTGGTCCCACGTTCAGCTCGTAGGAGTAGCGATGGGCCATCACCGTTCCGCTGTCACGCCCTGGATTGGAGATGACCCCGTACCCGCTCTTGCCCTTCAGGTGAGCGGTCCACAGCCAGCAATCGCCACTCTTGTCGACCTTGCTCCAGAAACGCTCCTCCATCGAGACGAACTCGCCCTTCCTAGGCATCGCTCTGCCCTCCCTTGCGTCTGATTGCGGTTCTTTCCCTCTGAGTCCGGCCACCCCAAACACCTTCAAGCGAGCGATCTGCTAGGGCATACGCATCGCAGGCGGCGAGGGACTCGCAGCGCCCGCAGATCCACTTCGCCTGCTTGCTGGTCGGCTCGTGCTTGTCCGGGTGCCAAAGATGCGGGTCGGTCTGGGCGCAGAGTGCCCCGACGGCCCACTCCATCCGGGCGCTGCCGTAGGACGTTCCGTCGTCGGTCACCAGGGCTCCTCTGCTGGCTTGGCCTTGCGGGGTGCGGGTGGCAGTCGCCAGTTGTCGGGGATGCCGGTGCAGTCGTGGGCTGCCAGGACGGTCAGGTCGTGGCTGGGTGGGTGGCCGGGGATCGACCATCTGTCGCGGGGGTCGAGTTGCCCTGTCCGCAGGCGGTAGGTGCGCCGTCCTGCTGTTAGCGACTGGACCTCCCCGAGCGGGTTCAGGGCGTAGGGGTCGACGGTCGCGGTGAGTGCTGCCCGGTCCCCGTCGAGCCCGATGAGGACGTGCTCCCCGCAGTGATGACGGGTCATGTGGACTGTTCGTCGCACTGTTCCCGTTCCCCGGACCGTTCCCCGTTCCCTCCTACGGAGAGGAACGGGGGGAACGGCCTGTCCAACTGCGGGGGAACGCAGGGGAACGGGGGGGAACGCCTCTAAGAATGGCGGGGAACGGCGGGGAACGAGGGGAACGCAGATGGCCTCGGGAACGGGTAGCGTTCCCCGCGACAATTCAGACATTCCCGTCCTCCTCTGGGAGGGTTTCCGGCACCCACGAGACGGGCTGGGAGCGGTATCGAAGCCACAGTTCCTCGGTCATCGCGACGTTCTTGAAGGTCAATCCGTAGGTCTTTCGGATGTACGGCTTCAGCTGCCGAAGGGGCATGTCCAGGTCCTTGGGGACCTGCTTCTCGGTCATCGACGCGAGCAGTTCATCCGCCTTCGCCTTGAACCCATCGCCCTCGGCCACATGCCGCAGGACCGGGTCCTCGACCCGTCGCAGGGTCAGGTGCTTCTCCGCGATCGGGAACCGCTGAGCCTCCAGGACCAGGTCGAACAGATCCTCCCCTGCCTTCGTCAGCCGCCACACCGCGTCGACATCTCCGCTCTTCGCGGACCCGCCACGCTGTCCCTTGCCCTCGTCCTTGCCGGAATGGTCGAGTCGGATCATGGAGATGCCGGCCTGCTTCATCTTCAGTCCGGTGTGCTTGTAGAACTCCAGCCAGGTGTCGTTGCTGTTCTCCTCCCCCTCGATCGCACGGGAGACGGTGTCTATGACGACGATCTCCGCCCCGTAGTGCTCGACCGCCGCCATGAGCTCCTGCGATCCGCGCTCGGTGTCGAACTTCGCGATCGTCGGGAAGGAAAGCAGGATCAGGTTGTCGAGGTCGGCGGGGCCGTAACCCATGTTCGTCAACCGCTCACGAACATCGCCACGGGGATCGTTCTCGAAGTCGACGTACAGGGTGCGTCGTGGTCGATGCCCGGGGTAGCCGAACATCCCCTTCCCGTTGGCTATCGCCGCCGCCACTTCCAGCATGAGCAGCGACTTGCCGACCTTCGGCGCGCTGTAGAGGGCCACGAGCCGCCGGGCCGCCAGGAGCGGTTCACAGATCCATTCCTCCTCCAGCTCGTCCGCCCATAGCGCCTGCCAGTCGACGCGGGGAAGGTGCTCCGCGACCCACGACGACGCAGCCTCCTCGCGCTCCTCGGGAGTGGCGTCTGGGTCGATCTCCGCCTCCCATGCAGGCAGGTCGATCCGGCTGGGGGCAGTTCCATATCCCTGCTCCATGAGGTCCCGTGCCGCCGCCGACAGGTCTCCGCCGTGATGCAGGTGGGCGTAGATGGCTGCCTTCGAGTAGCCGACCTTCTCGTCCAGGTCGACGGTGGAGGAGAAGTTGACGAGCGGCCCGTCCTCGATGGTGGACGCAGAATGCCCCTCGGACACCTTCTTGCCCGGTCTGGTCCAGTAGTCGCGTTCACCATCACGGTGGCTCCACGTCCAACCGGCGGGTTCAAGGATCTCCTTCCAGGTGACGTTCGCCCGGTAGGCGTCGAACGCGGACTCCCCTGAATAGTCGACTGCCTCGCGGATCGCGCCCACTGGCGCGACGGGGGTCTCGTCCGGCTCGTCAAGGGCGACGTTGAACAGCAGGTGCAGGAGGTCCCGTTCTTCGCTGGTGATGCTTACCGTCTTGGACGGGTGCCCGCCGTTGATGAACAGGTAGGACGCTCCCGGCTCATGCCCCTTGCGTCCCGGTGTGGGCGCGACGATGACGAACCCGCCTTCGCCCCGCGTTTCGGAGACGACCTTCCTGTTCGGCTTCTGCCCGGTGTGGGCGAGCTGCGTGTTCCCGAGCGCGGGGCCGTCGCTGACGCGGACGAACAGGTGCAGGCCGCCACCTGCTGACTGCTCGACGCAGCCGCGGGCGATCGCGCCGAGCAGGTCGGGGACGCCGATCTCCTCGTACTGGTGGGCGGCGACCGCCACCTTGCCCAGTCGGACGACCGCGTCCGACATCGGTCCCTCGATCTCGATCAGTTCCGCATTGCCGGACGCCTCCCCGCACAGGACACCGATCCCTGTGTATCGACCTGTGGACAGCCACGCCTCGACGTCGCTCCACGGCGGGCGCTGGCGCTGGTACTCCTTCCACCTGCCGAAGGGACGCTTGCCGCCATCCTCATGGGCGGGGATGACGCAGTAGTCGGCGTCGAACCACTCACGGGCCGCAGCGATCAGCGGGTCGGGATCAGGGACGGCCTCAGTCATCACGCGATCACGAGCTCACGGGCCTGCTCCGCTGCCTCACGAATGCAGGCATCAACATCGTTCATGATCTCTTTGGCTGCGAACCTAGTGATCCGCCATCCATCCATCTCCAGATCACGCTGCCTTCGCCTGTCGCGCATGAATGCGTCCTGACCGTCGTGGAACCTCAGCCCGTCGATCTCGATCCCGAACTTGCGACGTTGAATGGCGAAGTCGATTCGATACCTGCCGGTGTCGTGCTGCGGGAGCATCCCCCGCAGTTCCCACGGGCGCATCCGTCGATATCCCTTCCAGAAGTCCAGTTCCACTTGGGAGTCGAAACGCATGGCGTCAACTGGGATGTGGAACTGGCGGTCGGTTCGCTCGATGTATCCGGCGGACGTCAGCGACGACACCGCGGCATGGAACGTCGCTCTTGGGTAGGTGACACCATCTGCGCGTAGGGCGTCCGCTAGCTCATGAACGCCGATTCCGCCTCGTGTCGAAACTAGGGTCACGATCTTCGTTTCAAGGTCGATCCGCTTGGTCTCGTTAATCACGGTCTTCCATCGAAGATCGTGGAAGCAGTCCCAGCACAGGTTCTCACCGAAGTCGGAGCCTTCTCCGCACTCATCGCAGTCGGCTATTGGGACTCTCATGTTCGCCTTTCCTGAATGGTGTGGTTCGGGGCCCTGGGGCGGGGGCGGGTTCCGGCCCCCCCGCCACCTCGCTTCTACTTCGTCAGCCCTTTGAGGTTCCCGATCGCTGCCGACAGGTCGGTCTGCACGGGTGCGGGTGCCGTGGCGGTGAGGGTCGCCGCGACCTGACCGGTCAGGTACGCGGTTGCCGCCTCGACTGCCTGCGGGTTGGTCGACAGGTCCGTCAGGACCCACGGCGCTGACTGGCCCGCTTTCGCGGTTCCCTTCCCCATCAGGGCGAGCACCTTGTCGCCGATGCGGCCCTTCAGGGAGCCGACGAGGTAGCCGCCGAACCACAGGCAGTCCTCGGTGGTGGTCTGGTCGGTGATGTCGTGGACGGTGACCCGTACCGCGTCCTTGGGGCCGTGGACGGTGACGACGCTGGTGACGTACTCGACGGGCTCGACAACGAGGACGTGACCCTCGACGTCTGCCGCGGACAGGCCTTCTCCGCCGGAGGCGGGTGCTGCGAACTGCAGTGACATGGTGATGCCTTTCTGTCTGTCTATCTGTCGGACCCGCGTCAGGACGACGCGGGGGTATAGGGGGTGACGACCTTCGCCTTGAAGGCGGCCCGGACCGCGACGGACACCTGGATCAGGTTCCAGCCGACGGTGAGGTCCAGCAGGTACAGGTCGCAGGTGCCGGTCCCGGCGGGCATGTGAATGAGGAGCCCGGCGGACTGGTCGACGCCAAGGGTGGGCAGGTGCCCGGAGCGTCCCTTGACCAGGTCGTACAGGTGACCGCGGGAGTATCCGGCGATCTGCTGCGTGGCACCCTGCGGGTACTTCGGCTCATGCTTGCCGGTCTTGATGTCTGCCACGACGACGCGACCATCGGGCAGCCGGACCAGGCGGTCGAACGTTCCCGCCGCCTGGATCTCGTCCACGACGACGAACATCTCCTTCGCGAGGATCTCCACCGTGGACATGGCCGCCTGGTAGGCCGTCAGGTCGGGCTGGAATTGGGCGGGCAGGGTGGTGATGTCCACCCCGTCATCCACCTGCTCGGACAGGGCGTGCAGCGCGGTCCCGATGTTGGCGGCCCGCTCCGACTCCGCCATCGTCATCGCGGTCTCGACGATCTCGTCCAGCTTCCGGTCGTCGTTCTTGACGGCACCGGCGACGGAGACGAGGTCGGGCCGCGATGCGAGGCCGATGACGACCTGGCGCTGCTTCCACTTCGTCAGCGCCGTCTTGTCGTCCAGCGCCTTCGCCAGCGTGCTCATCCGGGTGTACGCGACGGGCTTGCCACCATCGGCGGGGGTGATGAGCGGGCGTCCCCAGCGGTCCCTCGGGATGTCCTGCTGGGGGGCGGTGAATGTTGCGGTCATTGCGGTGCCTCTCCGCTGGTGGGTGTGTCGCCGTAGCCGGCGTCGTTGAGCAACTGGGTGAAGTGGTCGAGCCGGATGACGACGGGCCATGCGGCGATGGCGACCTCGCCCTGCCCGTCCATCCGCAGCACGGTGAACGGGAGCCGCCCGTCCGCGCGCCTGGCCTGCTGGTTCATCGCGGCGAGCGGCGAGAACCCGCGGCGGGCCTTCACCTCCACCTCGATGTCGAGCACCTCGACGATGTCGGCGCCGGACTCCCCCGCACCGATGGCGCGGGCGTGGGGCCAGCCGTGGACGCGCAGCCAGGTGGCGACGATGCGCTGGCTCTTGTAACCACGAAACTTTCTCGACTGGCTAGCCATTGGTGCCGCCAAGTGCGTCGATAGCGTCAAGGGCGTCGTCAACGTCTCGCGCAGCCTGCAACGTCCGCTTTTCGCAGGCACGCAGCCGGTCACAGATGCAGTCGGCACCTAGGTGGTAGTCGACGGACATATAGCACTCGGGTAGGTGGCTCACGGGGTCATCTCCATCAGCCGGTGCCCGATCCACTCCGCCACGTTGACGGTTACGGCGTTGCCGAGCTGCACATAGCGGGTCCGGTCTGACTGCCCGTCAGTCCAGCCACATGGGAAGCCCTGGAGGATCTCGCACTCCTGTGGCGTCAGGCGGCGGACGCCGACGCCCGCGTGGATGACTGTCGCGTAGATCTCGCCCGTGTTGTCAAAGGCGTTGAGCGTTGGTGACACGATCCCCTCGATCCATGTCTCGTGGTCCTCAGTTGACTGGGCTCTCCTGCTCTTCACGAACCACACCGGACACCACCTCCAGTCGGTCGCGTCTCCTGCTGCACGTCGGGGACTAGCCAGCCTGCGGCGGCGTGTGCGAAGTCCGGGCCACCGCTTCCAAGGCCTCGCGTAAGGGCGCTGGTAACGACCGTCCTCGCCGCGCGCCCCGGAGCAGAATCCCCGCAGCTGCCTTCGGACTCAAGAAGTACCGGGCCTCCGCGTGGGTCTGCAGCACCTGCGACAAGGAACACGCGACGGCGACGCTGGGCGACTCCGAAAAACTGCGAGTCGACAGTTCGCCATTCGATGTAAGGGAAGCCTGCGTCGGCCAGAAAAGTGAGGAGGTATCCGAGATCGCGGCCCTGATTAGAGGTAAGCAGTCCCGGCACGTTCTCGTAGAGGAGCCACCGCGCTTTGACGTGCGCTGCAAGGGTGACCATGTCGAGGACGAGGACGGATCGACTGCCTTCGCCGTATCCAGCCTGCTTGCCGGCGACGGAGAGGTCCTGGCAGGGGGCGCCTCCGCAAACAAGGTCAACGTTTCCCACGAGTCCGATGTCACTGGCCCACTCCTTCGCTGTGCGGATGTCGTCGTGCTTGGGGACGTCAGGCCAGTGCCGCTGCAGGACGGACATGGCCTTCTTGTCGATCTCGACCTGGCCGGCGCAGGTGTGGCCCGCCCGGTCGAGGCCGAGGTCGAGGCCGCCGATGCCGCTGAAGGTGCTGAGATATCTCATGCCGCCACCACTTGCAACGTGTATACGGGTGGATATACAGTAGAGGCATGACAACGAACGAGACCCAGAAGAGCACCGGACTGCTGGACATTCAGGTCGGCATGATCGACAGCCGATACGGCGAGGTTGTGGACTACGTCCGCATCGCCGACCACGCGACCATCACGTTCGCTGATGGCACCGTCAAGCGCGTCGGCTGGGGCTGGCGCTTCTTCCCGAAGGGAATTTGAGCCATGCCCGACTACGAGTACCAGTTCGCCACAGACTCCTACGGAGTCAGCCATGTCACGGCGGTCGGGGACGCGACCCCCTTGTGCGGGATCGACCCTGACGAGAACTTCACCGCGTGGACTGATCCGATGAGCGCCGACGACGCATTCGGATCGCTCGTTGTCGTCGGCTTCGACGCGGACGTCTGCATCCATTGCCTTGGCCAGTTGCGCGGTATGGACCCCGAGGTCGAGGACGTCATGTGCTTCGAGGAGCCCAATGCCTGAGACCACCGCCCGCGCCATCCGCGTTCCCGATGACGTCTGGCGCGCGGCGCTGGACGCCGCCAAGCGCAAGGAGGAGCCGCTGTCGGAGGCCGTGCGGCGGTTCCTCGTCCGGTACGCCAAGACCTGACCCATCACGATCGCCCGCCTATCGCACGCCGATGGGCGGGCGCTTCGCTGTCCACCGGCATCGCCGCGAGCAGCGCCCGCGCCTCGTCCTGCACGCCGATCGCCCACTCCTGCGCGGTGATGTCCTTCACCCGTGTGCGCTGGGCGCGCAGGAGGGTGTTGACGGCGCGGGTGCGGGCATCCCAGGACATGCGCTTGTAGTCCTCGGGGGACGGCAGGACGATCACGACTCCTCCGAGCAGGCCGGGACCAACTTGCCCGTCCACTGGTTGCGCGACCGCCCGCGAACTCGCTTGTCGCGTGCGTTGTCGGCGTCAGTGCCTAGGTACAGGTGAGCGGGGTTGACGCACGCCGGGTTGTCGCAGTGATGGAGCACGAGGAGGCGCAGGTCGAACATGCCGAAGTGCAGCATCGCGCTGAACCGATGTGCCCCCATGTGTCCGGGCGTCCGTGGGCTGAACTTGCCGTAGCCCCAGCGGTTCCTGCCCGCCGTCCAGTTCCAGCACTCGTCATCACCGCGACGATCGACTTTCTCCCAGAATCGGTCGAGGACGGGCCGGGACTCGGGGAGCTTCACTGCCATTGGGTCGCCGTGCACCCACCAGCGCCCGTAATGGGTGGCGCACCACCCACGGCACTTCGCAACACGCTCGCAGCCGTCGATAGAACACGTCCCGAAGTTGACGCGGCGGGCGCTCACGACTCCTCCAGGGAACAGACCATGTGTGTCCAACCGATCGCTATCAGGCACATGTCCTCGCCGGGCAGGATCTGGAAGTCGCAGACGGCGCACTGGGTCCGGGCGATGCAGGTGATCGCGCCGGTGAGGTGGCCGGACGGCGGGTCGACGTTCACGACTGCTCCTCGTAGTCCACGAAGCAGCCGCAGCCGCCCCAGTCGTCGGCGTCCAGCAAGGAAGGCTGTGACTCGATGCGGCGGCGCAGAGTGATGAGCGGTAGCAGCCGCTTCTCGCCGTTCACCTGCTCGGACAGGATCGCCACGTCCTTGCCGAGGTAGGCGGCCACGTCGAGCTCGTTGGCTTCCCACTCGTTGAACACGTCGGGGCGTACCCGCAGCAGGTGCGCGAACTGGGCCTGCCCTGCCCGGACGCAGCCACCAGCGCAGTTGTTGTGGGCGAAACCCATGCCGTACAGGCGAGGCGGCGTGACGCCCTCACGTTCGGCTTCATCAATCCAGAACCGCTTGGGGTACAACGGTTCCTCGCACAGCGGGAAACGCACCCGACGCGGCACGTATGCGCGCACAACGGCGGCGCAGCGATGCTCCTCTGTCCAGTCGATACCGAGGACGATCACGTCGTCCGGCCCCGCGTTCTCCGCAAGCCACGCGGCGGCTGGCTTCTGCTTCAACTCAGCGGAGCAGTTCGCCTGACGGGAGTTGCCAAGGAAGCGGCGGTCCTTGAACACCTGCCAGATGTTGCGACCATCAGCCACTCGGACGTACTGGCAGCCGAGGTTAGCGATGGCGTCATCAATGAAACGGTAGGTGTCCTCGTCCTCGCCCAGAACGTCGGTGAACAGGCACACGACGTTCTCAGGTCCCACGTCGTCCACCATGAGACGCGCAGCGGCCCAGGAGCCGATGCCTCCGCTGAACATGACGATGTGCTTCACGGCGTCGCCTGCTCCCGCAGCGCCTCGACCTCGGCAGTCAGCCGCCGGATCGCGGCCTGCGCCTGCAGCAGTTCCAGTTCCATCCGCAGGAGCTTCGTGGTGTCCGGGTGCGCCGGCGGGATCACGTAGGTCTCGTGGCGGGTCATGACGTCGCCTCGTGCATAGCCCATGCGGCGTCTAATTCCTGTCTGTAGTACGCCACGTACTCATCACGGTGCGCGGAGGATAGGCGTTTCAATGCACGGGTCTGCGCCATCGCCTCTATGCGGCTCTTCCTGACCCGATCTGGCGCGCTTCTCCACCGAAAGTCGTATGCCTGCTTGGCGAAGTAGCACGGATCGCATGGCCTTTCTCGGAGAGATTGATGCTTGCTATATCCGGAGTAGGTCCCGTGCCTTACGTTGCTATCGCGAAATGCGTTGCCCGTGGTGACTCCGGCCTCGACACTCAACACGCCCACCTCCCGCCGTTCCAGTGATGACGGCCCGAGCCGATGCCGTTGAAATTCAGGACGGTGTAGAACGCGCGGTCCTGCCAATAGCGCGACCACTGGTTGATCGGCTTGCGCCGCAACGACAATGCCTCGATGACGAGGCCGTCATGGGTGCGCCGCGACTCCTTCGCCATCATGTAGGGGATGCCGTTCTGGAAGGCCGAGGAGAACTGGTAGGTGCCGAAGTAGTTGCCGCCTCCACCGCCGCGCACGTCGTACTGGAACATGCCTTCCCGCTGCCCGATGCAGCGACGCAGCGGCTCTTGGGATGAGTGGTAGTAGCGACCCCGGTACATCGACGGGAGCGGTCCGCGCATGTCGTGGCCGCGACTGGAGTGCGCGGCACGGCGCTCGACAGACGGCGGTGACGGATCGGCGGGTAACGCCAGAACCGTTGCCATTACTAGGGAACTGATCATGGGTTCACCCGTTCTACTAGGTCGTATCCGGCGGCTCGCCGTTGTTCTCGATAGGTGAGGCGCTTGGTAATGCGGTACTTCTCCTTGTTGGCGAGGTAGTGGTTCTTGGCGCACGTCCGGCAGTTGCGCCTGTCTCTGTTCACGTAGGTGTTCTCAGGCGTGTACTCGTGGCCCTGCGGGCAATGGGTTTTGACGATGCTGGCGTGCCGCCGCTTGGCAGTCATGTCGGCCATGTTCTCGGCGTGGGTGCCGAGCCGAAGATGCGCGGGATTCACGCACGGCGGGTTGTCGCAGGTGTGCATCACTTCGAGTCGTCTGTGGAACATCCCGAAGTGGATGAACGCGGAGAATCGATGCGCGTACTGATATTTCTTGGTTCCGAATGCCTTGTGGTTGAGCATCCCGTAGCCCATTGAGCTGATGTGTCCCTGCCATAGCCAGCATTCGTCGTCACCGCGTTCGTCGACGAGCGACCAGAACTTCTCGGTTACGTGGATCGTCACAGCCAGTCCTTCCCAATTGCGAGCATCAGCAGCGCGAACACGACCAGCGCGCCGATGGGGATGAAGATGAGTGCGTTCACAGCAGGACCCCCTGCGCGATCTCGGCGGCGACGGCGCCGGACCCGGCGAACAGGTCGTCGACGGTGTCTGTCTCGGCGTCGTAGCCGAGAAGGTCGAGGACCCAGCGGGTCCACGCGGGGGGCTTGGCGCCGGTGAAGCCGTAGTTGACCTTTCGGATGTTGACCGCGTCCTGTGGATGCGGTCCAACAGTTCCGATGGACGATCGACGGCCTTCGGGGATTCGGACGACTACCGGCTCGTAGCTGTTCAGGACGCGGGCAGCGCCGGGCATGACGCCCTTGACCCAGATGCCAACGCGGAACGGGACGCTGCCGGGGATCATGGGGATGTAGGCGCGCAGGTTGTCGTGCGCCATCGCGATGGCCCAGCCGTCGTAGTCGCTGATCAGCCGGTCGACGAGTTCCTGATGCTTGGCCGGGTCATCCCACAGGTGCGCTTCGGGATGGTGATCCGCCGGCGCGTAGCTGATCCCGCGGTTACGGGCGACGGTGGTCGTGCCACGATCCCCGTACCACTCCGATGCTCGGCCTAGGTACGGCGGGTCTGCGATGCAGAGTTTCATGCGATGTCGTTTCCGTGCTGCACGATGCGAAGGTTCGGGGAGACCTGGCCGGCGGGGTGCCGCACCATCGACGAGATCAGGTGCTGGCACTGGTGGATGTGCTCGTCCTTGTAGGCGATCTCCGCCCGGAGCCGCTTCACGAAGTTCTCGTAGGCGACGATCGTGGAGACGGTGACGAGGGTGGCGGCGATGGCGCAGAACACTGCGAGGTTCTCCACGGTGGTTCCTTCCCTAGGTCCAGAGGGGGTGGTGCGGGGTGGGAGCAGCGACGGCCTTCCCCTTGCCAGCCGCTGCTCCCCGTTGGCCCGGAGGGGCCGATCCGGCGCACTGTGGGGACGCCGGACGAGGGGGGTCAGGCCGAAGCGGCCAGGAACTCCTCGACGGTCACGCCGAGGAGTTCGCAGGCGTCTGCCGGGCCGAGGGAGTCGGGGAACTGATCGCGTAGTGATAGCAACGTGTTTGCCATGTGGACGTTGATGCGCTCGGTGTCGACCTGCGATGACCGCTGCTGCCGCCACTCTTCAAGCTGCGCCCACGACATGACGTGGATGGCCTCGGTCTGGTAGACGATGGTGCCGTCGTCTTGGCGGCGCCTCGTGCCGAGCATTGCGGCCTTGCTGTGGCCTGTGCCGTTGTAGTTCACGAGGACCCTGTTCTCGTTCTTCGTGATGCGCTTCAAGTCGTTTCGGATGCCGTTGCGGATGTAGATGCGCTCGACTATGCGCGCCAGATCGAACTCGGCCAGCGCGCTTTCGGCGCGGTCGATGGCGGCGTCGTTGACGACGCGGGTGCCATTCAGTGACTCGGAGAGAACTTCATCCCAATCGCGCATTACTGACCTCCGTTGATGACACGCAGCCCAGTGCGAGCGCGCATGAATTTGTCGAGCCATTCGTTTACGTCGTTGCGGTTGCGGTCCCATGCGCGAACGTCCGCGTCGGTGAATGGCAGGACGGATGCGTCGACCGGGTCGATCTCGAATGGGGGCCGGATGCTGAGTGCGCGGTTGACGTCGCGCATGAGGTTGGCCTGCCGGTATCCGGCGTCTCCTTGGACGACGTTCATCACCGCGTCGGCTGCCGCTCGACCTGCCCGCGTCGGCCCGTCGAGAATCTCGCCTGTATCGGTGTCGACGTCCTGCTCGACCTTGGTTGACTCGGTGGTGCGCGACGTCGTGGTGATGTGGGCGGGGTAGGTCTTGCCGTCCTGACCAGTGACAGCCGAGGTGTTCAGTTCTGAACGGCTGAGGTCGGAATGGATCGTTCCCACGCTGACGCCGACCGCGCTAGCGATGGCCCGCGTCGACAGTCCCTGCTCGCGAAGGTTGCCCACGACCTCGCGGCGCTCACCTCGGGGTAGTCCGATGTGAACACCAGAGAACTCCGCGTCGCACAGGTCGTCCCACGACTCGTAACCGAGGGTCAGCCAGGCACGCCCGTGGAACAGCGCAGCGATGTCGTCGCGGGCTGACTCGACGTGCAGGCGGACGCGGTTGATGCGAGCGGTTGCCTCGTCGTGGGTGATGACGAAGTCCAGTTCGTCGCTCATGCGGCGATCAGCGCCTCAATGTCCTTGCGGTGGAACAGGTATGCGCCTGTCTTGCCGGGGAGTTTGCGGGCTGGCTTGAGTTTGCCGATGAGTACGAGTCGGTTGACGGTGGCGACGGTCTTGCCGAGGATCTCGGCAGCCTCCGCTGTCGTGATGGTTGTTTCTGGCATGTCGCAGAGACTTGCATACGCAAGCATCATAAGCAAGTCTCTCGGGCGGCGTGTTGCGTTATCCGTGGATAACGAGCAAACTTGCTTACGTGAGCGTCCAGCCGATCGGCAGAATCCCCGAGATCACGCTTCCTGTGCGCCTGCGAGTGGCACGCGAGAGCGCCGACATGGAGCAGGAGGACATCGCCGTCGCGCTGGAGATCAGTCGTGGGTCGATCAGCGCCTACGAGCGTGGTGTGACAGTCCCCAAGGGACTCGTCCTGCGTGCGTGGGCACTGGCCACAGGGGTCGATGAGCAGTGGCTGCGAACCGGAATCGACCCCACTACCGGCCCAACCGGCTTACAGCGGGGTAACACGACCGGATCAATCGCCCACGAGGCGAGCATCCACCTCATCCGGACGGCAGCGTAGGAGGTTCACACACGAACCATCACACGGGGGAACTGCATGAACGACCTGCTCATCCATGACTGGCTGGCCTGGCTAGGTGCGGGCAACGCCGCCCACTCGACCCTGCGGATGCGGGGCTACGCGCTCCGGTCATTCGCCCGCACCTGCGATCTGAGGGACGCTGACGGACCCGACGTGGTCTCCTACCTCGCGTCCCTACCCGGTGGCGCCTGGTCTCGCGCCTCCCACCTGGCGGCACTTCGCAGCTTTTATCGCTGGGGCACTCTGACGGGTCGAGTCGACCACGATCCGACGCGGCTGGTCCACGCGATCAAGGTCCCGGACGGGGTGCCGCGCCCGGTTCCCGAGCACGTCGTCCAGGCAGCACTGGCGACCGCAGACGACCGGACGCGGCTGATGATCCTGTTCGGCGCCTACGCCGGCCTGCGGCGTGCGGAGATCGCAGCCCTGCACTCGGTGAACGTGTCGGACACGGCGCTGACGGTTTGCGGGAAGGGTGGGCGGACGCGGGTCATCCCGATCCATCCCCGACTGCGTCCGTACCTGGACTTCACCGGGTACGCCTTCCCGTCGCACCGGACTCCCGGCGCCCACGTTCACCCGGACACCGTGGGCACCCATGTCGCGGCGGCGCTCGGTCGCGGTTACCACTGCCACCAGCTGCGACACCGGTTCGCGACAGTCGTCTACGCGGGCTGCCACGACGTGCTGGTGGTGCAGCGGCTACTCGGTCACGCGGACGTGGCGACCACGATGATCTACGTCGGGATCGGGCAGGAGTCCGAGCGGGCAGCGGTGCTGTCAGTCGCGTAATCTGAGGTCTGGGTGGCCTCGTTTCCTGGCGGTTTCGAGGCCACCCCCTTCCGTCAGCGCGCATCCGTCAGGCCATCGGGGTACCTTCGAAGCGAGTACCACCCTAAAACCGCCAGAGGAGCAATCATGAAGCGCACAGCCGTAGTTATCGCCGCGTCCGTCCTGACTCTCGGGCTAGTAGCGCCCGCTCATGCAGCGCCGTCCAAGATCGACATCGACGAGCTCCTGTTCCTTGCCACGATGCAGACGCACACCGATGCCCTCGCGCTCGCACCGGAGGACGATCTATTGAAACTTGGCCGGGTGACCTGCAAGGTGTTCATCGCGGGCAAGAGCATCAACCGTCTCGTCCACGACTACGAGGACACCGGGATTCCCCGGCTGGAGGTCGGCGTCCTGATTGGCGCAGCGGCGAACAACCTGTGCCCGAGCCAGCGCAAGAAGGTCCAGCGGTACATCCTGAGCCACTACTAGACAGCAAAGAACGCCCCCCTCCGAGGCATGGAGGGGGGCGTTCGGCTGTGCGGGCTGGGTCAGGCGGCGGGCTTCGAGATGCCAAAGACTTCTCGCGCCCTTGGCAGGCCGCTGTACTTCCATTCAATCCAGAGCCGATTGTTCTTGGCGGCATTGCACGGCTTGCACAGGCTCGCCAGGTTGCCGATGCCGTGCGTGCTGAACTCATTGGCGATGGGGATCAGATGCTCCATCTGGATGTTCTCGGTCGACCCGCAGGCAAGGCAGGGCGAATGGTAGGTGCGACGGAGATCCTTCGGCGTGATGACGTAGTTGGGGCGGCTGGCCTTGCGGGCGCGTCGGAGAAGCCAGTAGGCGTGAGCCTTGTCCTTGTTGCTGGCGTACCACTTGCGGTTATAGGCCCGCCTGCGCTCCGGGTTGGCCTTCGCCCACGCGCCGTTGTACTCGTTCACCTGTGATGGATTCCGCTGGTATCGCTCACGCTTCTTGCGGCGGTACTCCTCTGGGTTCCGGTTCGCGTATAGGCGTCCAGCCCTATCGCGGTACTGATCGAGGTTGTCCAGGCGGTGCTGCCGACTCCGATCGCGATACTGGTCGGGGTTATCCAAACGGTGTTGCCGCTTCTTGGCTGCCAGTTCTTCCGCGTGGCGTTCCCGGTAGGTGCGGTCGTAGGCGGGCTTCTTGTCCGTCTGCTTCCAGTATTCCTTCATGTACGCGGCCTTGGCATCCCGCTGCTCGGGCGTCTGTCGCGCTAGGCTCCGAGCCTTCTGCTCCCGAACCTTGTCTGGGTTGGCCTTACGCCATGCCTTCAGACGCTCCGCGCCCTTAGCTTTTGCCTCGGGGTCGGCGTTACGACTCTTTGAATACACGCGGCAGCATTCGATACATCGGGAGTCACGGCCAGCCTTGTAGCGAGGCTTCACATGGAAAGCCTCTAGCGGCTTGGTCTCGCCGCACTTACTGCAGGCCTTCTCTGTAGGTACGCTTTCCATATCGGCCTCTCAACTAGGTCGGTCACGCCCCCGGACGGTTGCTGCCGTCGCGGGGGTACTTGCTGCCTATTCTACGCGCCGTACTTCTTAATCCAGGACTGGACTTCGGCGTTGCTGTTGAGGATGTCGATCTTTCTATTGACGGCCCAGTCAGCGTGACGGGGCAGCCGGTAGGTGCCGGTGGTCGTCCAGTCGGAGGCGTCGGCGCAGGCGAAGATCAGCCGGACGAGGCCTTCCTTCTGCGCGACGGTGAAGTCCTTGGACAGGCCCTTGGACACGATCTCGACGCCGAGCATCCACTGGTTGCCGCGGTCCTTCGGGACGCCGAGCTGCTTCCACGGTGCGACCTTGAAGTCGCCGAGGCCGGAGTGCCAGCACGGGTAGGCGGCGGCGATATAGACGCAACCATCCCGGTCGAGGGTGAAGTTGGACGCGGGTGCGGAGAAGTGGTGGGCGACGTAGTTGATCTGGCCGTCGTTGGCGCCATGCTTGTTGCCGGGGTTGGCGGGGTTGGTGGAGTTGGTGGCTGCGCCGGCGGTGTGATGCAGGACCAACGCGACGGGCTTCTTCCCCGCCTGACCCTGCCACGGTCCCATCCAGTCGCTGTCCCAGTTCTTCATGAAGTGGGCCCGGTTGCCGAACTGGTACACGAGCTCAGCGTGGAGTGTCTGCGCGTACGTCATGGCGTCTCCTCGTCCACTGCGTCCTTGTCCTTGCCCCAGCGCGGGTCGGCGGGGTTGATGGCGACGACGAGCGGCTTCAACGTGGCGACGAGGGCGGCGATCACCCACACCTGCCACTCGTCGAAGTCGATGACCTTGTCGATGGTCCAGTGCGCTATCGCCATCGAGATGACGATGGCGACGAACGCCTGGAACCAGGAGGCGTACGGACTTTGCGCGAGCCATTCCTTGATGGCGACCATGATTAGTCCCCTATCTGCTTGACGATCTCGATGGCCTTCTCGGAGGCGTAGATCGCGCCTGCGACGAACATCAGCCGGGCGTTCTCCAAGCTCAGCGCCTCGACGCTGATCGCTTCCAGCCGTGCGATGAGGGCGGCCCGCTCCTCAGTTGTCATCGTCGGAGTCGTCACGGTGATGGCGGGGACGGTCGTCATCGTGGCGCCCGCCCCACTGGTGGGAGGCCCACATCATCAGGACGGCGGAGACGGTGGTGATGAACGCGGCGAGCGCCTGCGCTAGGACTGGCTCCACGGCTGCGCTCCTTTTTGCCGCCGTGATTCATCCTTCTCCAGCAGCCAGGAGCCGAACGCGATCACGATGATGCCGAAGCCGAGGGCGACGCCTTCGGCTTCCGGCTTGGTCAGGAGCAGGAACGCGGTGCGGCAGATGTAGACGAGGGCGGCGGAGAACAGGCCAACCTCGGCCAGGCGCTGCGACCCGGACCACCAGCCGGCGATCAGCGTGGACAGGGAGATGGCGGCGGCGATGGAGACGATGTCGCCGAGGAACAGCTCCTTGAAGATGCCGATGTTGAACAGGTTGTAGATGAGCAGGGTCGCCATGACGATCGCGAGGCCGAGGGCGACGGGCTTGATCCTGCGCCCGAGGAACGTGATGCCGTCCAGTGTCATCCCGGTCACGTGGGCCTACCTTCCTGTGATGGCGAAGATGACGCCGGCGACGCCGACGGCGACTCCGATGAAACCCGTGAGGTACATCCAGGCGTCCTTGCCGCCAGCCTTCGCTGCTACGGCGGAGTCGATGCGGGAGCTGTTCACGGACACCAGCGCGGTCAGTTCCCGCAGGCGAAGGCTCATGGCGTTCATCTGCGTTTCCAGCGACTCGCGGGTCGCGAACGTCGCCGTCTGATCCGACAGTGTCTGCCGGAACTCGTTGACGGACTCGAACCTCTTGTCGGCGGCGGCTTCGGCTTTGATGACGGCTTTCTCCGCGCTGGACAGGGCCGTCTGCACGGCACGCTCGGCGGCTGCGAGGGCGGTCGTCATCGCCAACTGTTGCGCGGAGAATGCGGCGTCTACGGCCTTCGTCTGCGTGGCGTACCGCTCGTCGAGGAGGGCGACGAGGTCGTCGTGCCGCGAGAGCATGGCGGCCATCGCCGTGTCGATCGTCCAGCCGCTGATCTGGTCGGCGGTCTCGCCAGGCATCAGGTGCGCCGGAGGAACCAGACGACGATCAGCACCACGACGACGACGAGGATCAGCCCGACGAAGGTCATGGTCAGCGCCGCACGAGGATGACGATCAGGGTGATGGTGACGACGATCGCGGTGTAGACGTTCAGGATGTCGTTCACGGTTCTCCTATGGTCGGTTGCGGGTTGCCCAGGCGTAGGCGAGGAAGAACAGGTCGCCGATGAACGCGACCGCGATAATCCCGATCGACCACCAGGACATGTGCTAGGCGATGCCTGCTGCGTCCGTTGTCGCCTTGTCCTTCGCCGCCGCGATGGCTACAGCGTTCTTGCGTTGCGCTTCCCGCTCGGCTTCCCGCTGCTCCCACTCAATCAGCACCTGACGCCAGTAGCGGGCCGTCAGTTCCTTAAACGCGACGACGGGATCGTACTGTGCGGCTTCGGGGAACGTGCCGTTCATGGCGGCGATGAGGCGGGGGACGAGGGCGTTCGGTACGTCGATGGTCACGGTTGCCATGTGCTGCTCCTATGTGTATGGAATGGTGCCACTTGCTGTGCCGGGATTTGTCGCAGGCCAAGCGTCGTTGGTGACGAACGTCAGCACCCCGAAACCGTTACCGACTGCGGTGTAGGTCCCCCCGGATGCGACAGTCCCGTTCGAAGCAATCGTGTAGAACGGCCATTGCGGAGCCAGCCCGTATTGGGCGAAGAATGAATGGACCGGATCTGCTGAGCGGAAACCCGTGGGAAGCAGGTAGATGGCGGGTGTCGTAGCCGCCGCTCCACTCATCGCCTTCGCCAGCACGTGAACCGTATTGCCGAGTCGCCGGATGAGGAACCCCGTTCCCGTCCACCCGCCAATGAGGCTGGCTGTCACGTCCCGCCAGCCCGTGTCCCCGTACACCAACTGCCAACGGTTGTTGATCGTGTCCCAGGCGAACTTGCGCCTCCCGACTGTCTCATCCCAGTACGAGAGTCCTTGGGGGGTGGAGAGGAGCCGGTTGCGTAGCGCCCCACTGTCCAACTGTGCGTCAGTGAGGAGTCCCATCAGTAGGCCCTGCCTTTCATCCAGTCGGACACCTGCGTGATCTCGGCTGCGGTGAGGACGCGGCGGAACACGGCGGCGGCAGTGAACTCCATGTCTGTGTACGACGTTCCTGCGGCAGCCAGACGACCAACCCGCATGGCATTCGCGTTAGCGAGGGTCGCCGTCGTTGTGTCAGCGACCGCAGTACCCGCGACACCGTTGGAGTAGGCGGTGATGAACCCCGCCGAACGGACACCCGCAAGTGTCGTCAACTGCGCAGCGACGGCAGGCATAGTAGCCACAGGATTGTTCGTTCCGTCATGCACCCACATGCGAGACAACGCGCCGCCGCTTCCAACAGTCAGCATCCAGCCAGCAGTCGTTCCGTCAGACTTGGCTATCGCTGGCGTGTTCGCGATTGCCGCCCAACGTCGATATGCGGCCACAATCGTGAACGAGTCCGTCGCCCCGAAATCCAGCAAATCAGAGTCCGGCACTTCCATGTAGTCGTCGGTGCCGAACAGCCACACCGGGGCCACCACCGCCACCGACTTCCTGCCCGCCGTGGAACGGTTGATGGTGACGGCCTGCCCGGTGAGGGCGTTGAACGTGGTGGCTGCACCGGTGCCGATGACGGACGTGTCGACGTCTAAGACGGTGGGGCCGTCGATGCCGTTCTTGACGATTGCGCGGTAGAACTTGCCGGTGGGAATGTACACGCTTCCCGTATCAAGTCCGCCGACGTGGATGATGGACGTTGGCGCGAAGATGACCGCGACTCCCGCAGTAGTGACCGTCGTCCCCAACTGGGTCCACGCCACACCATCATCGGACAGGTAGAACCGAACGTCATTACCAACCGCGCCGTTATCGGCGTCAAGCGTCGCCCTAACCCACTTAGCCGTCCCGTCGGCGACCCCGGTAGCAACCGTGGATGTGACGGTTACCGTCGTCGCCGTCCCCGTTGGCGACCATTGCAGGTTGAGTTTCCCGGTCGCATCAAGAAAGAGAATCCACGCCCGCTGATTTCCCGCTGACGTGTATCTGCCGACGATGGTGCTACTAGCGGCGGGCGTCCAGTCATCGAACGCCCACTTTGCCCGGACGTCTAGGTCGGTGACGGCGAACGCGGACTCGCTCGGCACTGACAGGTAGCTACCGCTCACCCCCGGCAGGTACACGTATGGCGTCCCCGTGTAGTCCAGCTTCTTCGGCTGATTCCCCGCCGTCGCCTGCGCCGCATTCAACGCCGACCCACCCCACCCCAGATTCGCTGCACCCGCACCGGTGGAGCCGGGGGCTGCGGCGTCGATCCACCACACCGCCTGTTTCAACAGCCGCTCAGCGGGGTGCGGGGTGACAGGAGTTGGGACAAGGATGGAACCCGTCAACACACCCGCTGCTGCGGTGAGTGCCGATGTCGCGGCCTCCAACGCTTTGGTGGTGGCGGTAGCGGCCTGCGCCGTCGCTATCCCTGCCTGCGCGGTCGCAACCCCGGCCTGCGTGGTGGCGGTGGACTCGGACGCGGCAGCCAGGTCGGCTGATGCGTCGGCGGCGATAGCCGACCCGGCGGCTGCGCCCTGGCTGGCCAGGGCCGCGTCAGCGGATGAGTCGGCGGCGACAGCGGAACCGGACGCCGCGTCACGGGCAATCTCCGCGAGTCCCTTCGCGGTGGCCGCGTCCTGCGCGGACCCGCTGGCATCACCGGCGGAACCGGACGCCGCGTCAGCGAACCCGCTGGCATCCGACGCGGACCCGCTGGCGGCGAGCGCGGAACCTGCCGCCAGTCCCACCTGCGTGGTGGCCGTCTGCGCGGACGCGGCCGCGGCGTCGCGGGCGTTCTCCGCCGCGAGCTCGGCGGCCTGCGCGTCGTGCAGTGCCTGCGCCGCCTCGGGGGTGATGTCACCCATCGGGATGTCGAACTCGAAGATCGCGTGGTGGAGGTCGCCGACGTTGGTGACGGTGGGTTCCGAGCCGGGGGGCAGCGCCGTGGTCAAGCCGACGTCGAGGGTCGCGGCCTCACCGGGCAGGCCGACGACCTGCCGGGAGATGACGACGTTCGGTGACGCCAGGCGGGTGACCTTCAGGGTGCTCACGGGGTGACCTCCGGCGCGGTGACGGACGGGCGGACGGTGAATGGGCCGGCGATCGGGTAGTGGGGGTGGGAGTCCGCGTCGAACGCCCGCAGGTCGAAGGCGTACACGTCCGGGTCGATCGGGGACAGGAACACCTCCGACAACGTGACGGCGATGACTGTGGAGGTGACGGCGTCGACCGTTTCGAGTGTGATCGTGATGGAGCCGTCCGCGACGGACAGTTCCCCGATCAGTGTCGAGGACTGGTCGGCCTTCGCCCGGACCTGCATGACGGCGTCCGTCCAGGGCAGGGGTGCGCCGTCGACGCTGAACGCCCACCGGACGACGTCGTACCCGTCCTGCGGCACGCTGATCTGATCGCGTGCAGTCTCCACTGTGTCTCCCCTACATCGGTATTTCGTAGCGGACGAGGAACGCGCCAGTCATCCCCGAGAAACCCCACAATCCCGGTGCGGAACCACCGCCACCGCCACCGCCGTACTTGCCTGCGGCGGCGTAGGAGGCGTGCGGGGCGTCCATGCCGTACCCCTGGAAGCCGGTCCCATCAAAGTCGAGGCTCAGGTTCGAGCCACCAGTCCCGTCGACGCCCCAACCTCCGGGGGTGCCACCGGCAGCCGACAGGGACAAGGCAGTGGACGTTCCGCCCGCTGTGCCTGTTGGCACGTCACCGCCTGCACCCGGTGCCCCGATACCTACGGGGTACGCCGCTGCGGCGAGAGCGGTGGAGCCTTGGACGACTATGCCGCCCGCACCCGACGCGCCGCTGCCGGGATCGCTGTAACTGGCGGAGCCGCCGCCAGCACCGACGAGGACGTATTCGAACGGGCTGATGGCCCTCGCCACAGTGAACGTCGCGCTGGCGGTGAACACGTGCAGTGCGTACCGCTTCCCACCGATCACAACGGTGGAGTAGGTGCCGCCTGTTGCCTCGTTGAACATCGGGAACACCAGCGCCGAGCCGACGAACGCCTTGGAGACCTGCGTCGAGCCGAGGTACATCTTGTCGGCGTGGTTGAAGTCGACCATGTCAGCCGACGATCACGTACAGGACGGTCGACAGTTTCGGGGTCAGGGCGGTGTATGCGGCCTGCGTCATCACGGTGATCGTGGTGATCGTGGCGCTGGAGACCTGGTTCTCCCAGTCCGCACCGTCGGACCGCTGCAGTGTCCCCGTCGTCTCGTTCCACACGACTCGGCCCGCACGAAGCTCCGCACCCGCCAGGGCGGCGATCTCTGTTCCCGTCAGCGACGAGATGCCCGGCATCGCGTCGACAGCCTCGGCGAGGGCCTGCTGCTGCGTGTGCCCCGCCGGGGAGTCGGTGCCCGCGTAGTACGGGTAGCCGAGGTCAGTGGTCGCCATCATTCCTCCTACGGAATCCAGGTGGTCAGGTCGTCCCAGGTGTCGAACGCGGCAACGACCGCATCCCAGTCCGCGTATCCGGCGACGACCTCGTTCCAGATCGACCCGGCGACGGTCTGCAGTTCCAGGTCGATCCCGGCGGGCTTCTCCGCCCACGCCGCCGCGAGTGAGGCTGCCGAGTCGGCGGTCTCCGACGTCAGGGTGACGACGGTGATGAGGTACGGGTCGACAGTGCTGGCGTTCGGGTAGATGCGGACCATCTTGCTGCCGGTCAGGGTGCGGGCGACGGCGGTGCGGATCGCGTTGACGGACCCGCGGCGCTGCGTCTCGGTGGACTGGGCGATCGCGGCGCGGACGTCCGCGTCAGGCAGGACGGTGGTGTCGATCCCGACCAGCCAGCCGAGCCACGGCAGGTAGGCGCGTGGTGCGGCGGCAGGGTTGACGATCTCGCTGGTGCCGGTGACGGACGTGTCCGGGTCGGCGATGGTCAGGAAGTCGGCGGCCTTCTCCAGCCCGCTTGACGCGCCCGCGAGGAACCGCAGCGTCGTCCAGTCGGTTGCGGGGTCGGCGGCCTGCACGTAGTCGGGCAGCAGCCGGTACACCTGCTCCGCGGCGACGTGGACGCTGGGGCGGGCCATCTAGGACACCGTCACGGTGATCGTGCCGACGATGGCGAGCTGCTCCGGTGTCAGGGTGACCGTTGTCGCCGGTGCGGTGACCGTGTCGACGTAGTCCACGCCGGTCACGTCCGCGGCGATGTCGATGATCTCCGTCACCATGATGTCGCGGCCCCACGTCCACACGTCCGGGGACATCCACGCCGTCAGCGCAGCGGTCACGTCATCACGCACCGTCGTCGTGGAGTAGCCGGGCAGCGCGACGACGGCGAGGGTGATCGCCTGGGTGACGATGTCGGCGTCCTCCACATACACGGTCAGCATCGCGGAGGAGCGTTCCATCATCGCGGCCTTGATCTCCGCCTTAACCGCGGCCGACAGCGCCCCGCCGCGTCCCTGCACGTACACGGTCAGGTCCCCGAGGTCGGTACCTGCGGTGCCGCCGGGGTGGAACAGGTCGACGGTGGTGGCCCGCAGGACGCGGGTGTCCTCCAGCGCGTAAGCCGTGAAGTGGGAGGGCAGGACCAGCGAGCTGGTGACGCGCGCCAGGACGGTGGAGGCGCGGTCAATGAACGAGGCGTCCGACTCGGGGTCGGACCCACCCGTCAGGGCGGTGGCGATGGCACCGGAGACGACGTAGGGGATCGCGTCGAGCAGGTCGACGCCCATCCCGGCGGTGATCGAGTTACCGGCACCGCTGGCGGCCTCCGTCGCCACGGGCACCGTGATCGTGGTGGCCCCGGTGACGGTCGTGGCCGCGGTGACGAGCAGCACCAGCCCGGTCGTCGGCTCTGAGAGTCGCTGCCCTGCGGTGACGGTCAGGTCCCGTGTCCCGTCCAGGGTGAGGGTGACGGTGCCAGCGGCTGACGTCCCCAGCGAGCGGGGCACCCCGTACAGGCCGATGACGCCCTCGACCGCGAGAGTGATCACGCGATTGAGGGCGTAGATGGTGTCAGCGGACGCGGTGGCGAACGCCTCCAGCAGGATCACCTCGACGGACCCGTTGCGGGGCCGCGCGGTGGGTGCGAGCGCCTGGAACGTGGACAGTGCGGAGTCGAACACGGCCTGCGGGTCACGGTCGTCGACCGTCAGGTTGATCGCGGCCAGGTCCAGATCCTTCACGACTGGCTCCAATCAACATCGACATGCACGCGGATACGGTCAGGTCCGACCGTGGTCAAGGTGATCGCGGTGGCGGTGATCTCCGGCTCGCAGACCGCCAGTGCGCCCGCGACGGCGCTGGGACTGATCCCCACGCCGGAGGCGTCGGTGATGCCGTAGGCGGGTGCAAGCGACCGCTCACCGCGCAGGCAGGCCAGGACGTGCCCCGCCAGTTCCGCGGCGGCACGGTTGGACTGGTCGTCAATCGTGACGGCGGCACCGGCGGAGTCCAGCCGCATTGGGTGACTGATCATCTGCACGGTGTCTCCTAGCCGACGATGCCGGTGACGATGAAGTCATTCGGGGTGTCCTCGATGACGCGGACCACGTCCCCCGCCTTGTAGGTGGAGAACTCCTGCGGGGACACCTTCGTGCGGTGGACGATCGCGGGCAGCGGACCGAGCTCGATGCCTGGCAGGATCGCCTGGATCATCACGTAGACCCCGTCGGTGTCGGTGCGGGTCACCATCCCGATCACGTCGTTGACCCCTTCTTCTTCGTCGGCGGGTGCGGCTGCGCCAGCGTCAACGTGACGGGGGAGAACCCGTCAGCGGTGATGTTCACCCCGTCAACGAGGTAGATCCCGTTGCGCCTGCCGTGGCCCGCGAGGTCGACCCGGTCCCACGGGCGGACCTTCACCCCGTACCCGTAGGGCACGGTCAGGGTTCCCGTGGCGTAGTTGTCGGTGACGTCGGAGTCCTGCGTGATCTCCACGCTGATCGCGTCGGAGGTGGGGCTGGCGTGCCGGGTGACGGGCCACAGCCGCTGCCCCGTGGCGTGTCCCTGCCACGCCCAGTAGCGGGAGCCGAACCACAGCCGCCCACCCCACTCGCACCAGGAGAACTGCTGATCCCCGGCGAGGTTGCTGATCACGTCCAGTTCGGACTGCCGGTCGCTGCCGGATGACTGGGCGATGGTGCCCTGCTTCGCGGACGGCTGGCAGACCGCGATCCCGCCTGCGGACTGGACGCGCGAGGCGACCCACGCGGACGGGGACACCTTCTTCTCCGCGGACGCCTTGTAGGTGCGGCGCAGCCTGCGGGCAAGGGTGGAGCGGCAGTCGAAGGAGTGGATGATCGTGTCGTCAGCGCCCCAGGTGGACGTGATCGCGGCGACCTGCCACCCGTCACCCATCCACGTCACGGGTGTGCCGGGGACCGCCAGCGTCGACTTCGCGACCGTGCCGTTCAGGTCGGAGGCGGTGATCGTCAACTGCGCGACGGAGTCTGAGGAGCCGTCCAGCGTCAGCCCGGTCAGCACCTGCTCCAGGTCCGCGCCGAGCTTGGTGGTGCCTAGGCGCAGGGACGCGGTGTCGATCCTCATCGGTCGGATGGCTGCCGGGGCAGCAGGTCAGGCCGGCGGGTGCCGAGCCGTTGCGCGGCACGCACCTGCGGGGACCGGCGTGCCGGGGAAGCGGCCTCCGTATCGGACAGGCCACGGGGGGCGTCAGGTGCGGGGACACCCTCCGGTGAGATGTCAGCCCAGCCGTCAGGATCGGTCATCGCTTCGGCTTCTTCCCGACAGGGCCGACAGCGACGGAGGCGTCGGACGCGGAACGCAGGGAGATGACGACGTCGACGGCGCACGCCTGCCCGTCCGGTGCCCAGTCCGTCTCGTTGGCGCCGGCCTCAGCGACGCGCCACGTGCCACGGTCGGACTCCCCGAGCATCAACTGGACGACGGGTTTCGCGGCAGCCAGTGCGCGGATCGCGGCCAGCTGCTTGCCGACGGACTCCAGCACGTCACCGGAGTTGAGGGTGAACGCGATACGGACCGACGGCAGCGGGTCGGATGAGCGGGACAGGATCGGCGCACGTCCAGGGCGCTCGGTCTCCGCCCAGTTCGCAGCCCAGCCGGAGTATTCGATCTCGTCCGGCCACCACGGCAGGACCAGCGGCGGCATTCCGGAGCTCAGGAGGCGGGCCATCTGGCCTTCCCGTGCGGCGCGCCCACTGAGGACCACGGTTGCCCCGGCCATCAGCGTGTCCCTGCCGTGCGTGCCTTGCGGTCGCGCTCCTGCTGGCGTGCGACACGGGCGAGGGTGAGGTCGAGGTCCATCTGCGTCTGCGGGTACACGTGCAGCGTCCCGACGAGCGGTCCGTCACGGCCCACGGTGGAGGCAGGCAGCGTGATGCGGGGGGCATTGACGATAGACGGCAGGGTCGGGGTCCGGTCGGCGACGTTCAGCCTGCCGAGGGTGTCGTAGCCGAGCGCCCTGGCCGCAGCGGCGCGGATCACGTACTCGCCATTGCTGACCATCACGGGGATCGAGTCGGAGGTGCCGGTGCCGGGACCGAACACGGGACCGCCTGCGGCACGCTTGTAGACGGGGGTGTCACCCGTGCGGGCGATCGCCCCGGCGAGTCCGGCAAGTTGCGCCCGGACTAGGGCGATCTTGCTGAGCGCGCGGTCCAGTGGCCGGATCAGCGCCGTCTGCATCGCGTCGGGGATCTTCGCGCCCGTGATGGCGCGCTTGAGTTGCGGATAGGTCTGGCGTAGCGAGTCCATCTGCTGCTTGGGCTTCTTGAACGTGCGGGCCAGCGCGTTCGCGGCACCGATCGCGTTCTCCGCGTTCTCACTCGTCGGCGTCTTGTTGAACGTGTCTAGGGCCGTGTTGTAGTCGCGGCGTGCCTTACGGCGGGCCATCGCTGCGTCAACGGCGTCCATCGCGGAGGCGACCCGCGTCAGGGCGCGCTCGGACGCGGTGGCCTGCAGCGCGACGTGACCCAGTGACCCGGCGAACTCATTCGTCGGGGCGATGGCCTGCTGCGCGGACAGGGCGGCACGACGGTAGGCATCGTCAGACTGCTCAACGGCCTGCGTGGCGTCCTCGGTGCTGTTCGTCACCCAGTTGATAGCGGTGCCGACCGCGAAGATCGACGGCACGAGCATCGGTGGGGCGAAGCTCTTGATCGCCGAGAGGAACCCGTCGACGGGGCCGGTGCTGGTGTTCGCGACGTCACCGACGCCCTTGATGCTCGTGACCACGGCGGCCAGTACCGCCACGACTGGCACCGCAACGCCTGGTCCGATTCCCAGCCCGATCGTCTTCAGCGAGGTATTGAACGCGATGAGCCGCGGGGTGGCGATCATCGCGGCGACACCGACAGCAGTGACCGCGAAGCCGACCTGCTGCAGCGGCTGCGGCAGCGCGGTGAGGTACCCGACGATGGGCTTCATCACCGTCACCATCGTCTGCAGCGCCGGCACCAGCGAGGCGCCGATGGTCTCCTTCAAGTTCTCGAAGTTCTGGTTGGCGATCGCGAGCTGCCCGGCGGTGGTCTGCCCGAACGCCACGCCGACGCCGCCGACCTGCCGCTCCAGGATCGCCATGATCGCGGAGTAGTCCGCAGCACGATCACCGCTGGCCTTGAAGTTGATACCCATCGACTTCAGGGCCTTCGCGTTGCCCAGCATCGCCTTGCCCATCGTGGACGCGGCGGAAGGCAGGTCTTGCCCGGTCGCAATCGCGTAGTCGGTGACCAGGGGCATCAGTTCCTGGATCTGCTTGCCCGTCAGGTCGAACCGTGCCAGCAGCGCCTCAGCGGACGCGAGGGCATCATCGTCGGTGCCTGTCAGGTTCATAATCGACGTGTTCAGGGCGTCGAAGGACTGCCTGGTGACGTCCTGGATCTTCGGGAAGCGGCCATACGCCTGCGTCAGCATGACCTGCTGCTTCTCAGCCTCCGCGAACGCCTGAATGGACTGCTTGGCGAGCAGCAGCATCGCGGCCCCTGCGACAAGGCCGGCGTTGCGGATCGCCGTCGAATGCTTCGTGATCGTCTGCCCGAAGCGACCCACCGCGGTGGTGGCCCTGTCGGCCTCCGACCGGGTCTTACGCAGGGCATCGTTGGCGATCTTGGACGCCTTCGCGGCCTCCCGCTGCTTCTCGGCGAGACGGTCGAACTCGTCACCGAGCCGCTTGACGTCCCTGGCCGCCTCCGGTGAACCCGTGGAGTCGAACACCTTCTGCGCCTTCTGGCGTTCCCTATTGAGGTCCGCCAGCGCCTTGTTCGCCTCCCGCAGTTTCGCGGACATCTCGTCTTTGGCGGTGAGCTTGACGGACAGTTCGTCGGCGAAACCGGCCACGTCACTCCCCCTCGCTCATGTCCGCGGCAGCGGACTCGTAGAACAGGCCCATCAGTTGCAGGTCGGACTCCGGGCGGTCAGCCACGGTCACCGGATCCTGGTGGAACGCACGGGCGTACCGCTGAAGGAACGTAATCAGCGGGTGCTCGTGGTCGGGGTCATCCCCGCTCAACCAGCGTTCGTAGGGTCCGGGGCATCATCGACCATCACGTCGTCACCCGTGCCGTACCCGGCCTCAGCCATCAGCTTCTCCGCGATCGCGGAGGTGATGCCATCTGACCCGTACAGGGCGCGGATCGCCTCGGACGGGCTTGTCGCGTCGAGCAGGGCCATCACGGCCCGGTCGCGGACCGTCAGCGCGGTCCCCGACTCGTCGGTGACCTCCTCGCCCATGTTGGACAGGCCCACGTTGTACGCGGCGAGCACGGCGGCGTCGAAGTTGTACCGGGCCTTGCGCTTCGCTGCCTTCTCCGCACGGTCAAAGTACGGTGCCAGTTCGGCGCGGTCCAGCGGCAGGCGGTACGTGACCGTCCACTCCGGGCAGTCCGGATGCGTGAACACCAGTACGCGCGCCTTGCGGGCAGCGATCTGTGCCTTGATCCGGTCGGCGAGGGAGCGCGACACGATCGCCGCGCCCTCCTCGTCACCCACCGAGAAGTCGACGCTGTCGGACATCACGCGCCGGCAGCGACGGACAGCACGACAGTCAGCACTGACTCGTCGGCGCTGTTCGCGTCCGAGCCGGTGCGTGACATCGACTGCACGACGTAGTTGTACGTCTTGGGGACACCCATCGGCACCCCGTCCGTACCGAGTGACGTCAGGGACAGCGTCCCGTTGTTGAAGAAGTCGGGGCGTGCCTCGAACTGGGTGACCAGTGCCGCGTCGCGCGCCTCATCCCAGATGCGGGTCACGGTGATGTCGTCGAACTCCAGGCGGCCACCGATCACCTCCTGGGCGAAGTTCGCGGCGCGACGTCGCTTGGACACCGAGCGCGAGGCGTTGGGATCGGAGCACGTCTCCCAGTCGCCGGTCATGTTGGACAGCCCGATGAGGGTGCGATCCTTGGTCAGAGTCGGTGAAGCCATGTCTGTATCTCCTCGGGTGTCGTGTGCTAGAGGGTGACCGTGGCGTCGCCGACAGCGACGATGAGGTCAACGAAGTCGATGGACTCCGTCAGGCGCAGACTCAGCTTCGCCTCGATGCGGTTGTCGGCCGGGGCGGTGCCGGTCGAAACGGAGACGGTGTAGCCGGGGTCGATCTCGCGGCCATCCGTCCCACTCCGCGGGAACAGGTACGTCCCCTTGTACTGGGCGAGCATCCCCGCGAGCTCTCCGGCGAGTTGCGCCTTGCGGGCACCGGACGCCGGGTAGCCGGTCGCCGACTCCAGGATCTCCTCGGCGGCTGACGTGACCGTGTTGACCAGGTCGCGGTACTGGCCGCCGATGAGGTTGTTGTTGCCACCGGGTGCCTTCACCATCGTGTAGGTGTACAGGCGGGTGTACGCGCCGACGGTGCGGATCACCGAGACGCGGGCCGTGTTCAGGGTGGCCCAGTCCGTCGAGTTGACCTGGTATTCGGGGGTCACGTCCACGATGGCGCGGGCGTACTCCAGTGGCATCGCCGATTCCCCGGCACCGACGCGCTGGGCTGCTGCCCGGACGCCTGCGACGAACCCGCACGGGTCGATCGTCTTGATGCCACCGGAACCGTCGGGCACGGTCACCCACGGGCCGACCAGGTCGAGGTACTCGGAGTTGGTGTACGCCTTGATGGTGGTGGCGGCAGACGTGATGGTCGCCACCGTGGCACCGGAGGCAGCCGTGACCAGGCCGTGCCGCTTCATCGCGGCGCAGTGGGTGGCGAGGATCTGGCCGACCGTCCCGAAGGGCAGTCCGGGGATCGCGACGACGCCCGCACCGAAGTCTGAGGAGACCAGCGCGAGGCTGGTCGCCCAGGCGACGTTCGCGAAGTCGTCGGCGCCCGACGCCAGCGGGGTCGCACTGACTGGGCTCGACGGCAGGGTGCCGCTCGAGGTCACCACGATCCTGTTCGACTGGGCAGCGTTGAGGATCAACTCCGCCGCGGTCGCCCCGACGTAGGTCTCGGTGGCGCTTCCGGCAACGATGGTCAACGTGGTCGTCGAGGACGCCCAGGCCGCCGTCCACCCGTTCGCGTGAGCGCCGGGGTCCTTCGCCGTGACCACGATCTTGCCCGTGTCCAGGCTGATCGTGGCCTTGACGGAGGTGGGACCGCTGGCGCGCTGGACGACGACCTCGGAGGCACCGCATCGCAATGCGAGCTGCGCGGAGTCGTACATCGCCGCCCCGCCGGTACGGGTTCCGTAGGTGGCCTCGTAGCCCGCCATCGACGTGATGACGGTCGGCTTCGTCGCAGGACCGGCCTGCGTCTGGCCGACGATGATGAACCGTCCACTCTTGGGCCCTGCGGCTGCCGGAGCGGACGGGGAGGTGCTGATGGTGCTGCTCACGCGGTCGCTCACGGCGTCTCCTCGGTATCAATGACAGCGTCGGCCTTCGCCGCGCCGGACTTGCTGGGCTTGCGTGCGGGTGGTGCGGTTTCCTCAGCGTCGTCGGCAGGGACCTCAACGGCCCCGATGACGACCTCGGTGGTGCTCACTCGGGACATCTGGTCTCCTACTCGGGTAGTGCTTCGTCGGAATCAACAACGTCCACGGTCACGTCTGCCCCGATGAGGGCGGCCAGTGCCGTGGTCGGCATGAGGGTTTCAGTGGAACGGATGCGGACGTTGATGGTGCCGGCGGCCAGCGGGTTGCCCCGCAGCGTCTGCGCCGCGGCACCCGTGTCCTCCGTCGGCATCGGGGTCTGCAGAATCCAGGTGTCATCGTCCAGCCGTGCGGGCATGATCACGCACTCGCGCGCGGCGAGCATCAGCCGGTCGCGTTCAGCGGTGACGGTGACATCGTCCGCGAACTCGCTGTTCTCCACCGCGACCACGATCGTCACGTCGTAGTCCACGTCGAACACGGCGATCTCGCCCGCCGCTGACGCCTGGCGCCGGGTCATCCCCACTGTTGACGTGGAGGTGACGACCACGCACGGGTACATCGCGGGATCGTTCTGGGGCAGGTTGTCGGCGGCGATGTAGGTGGACGGGTCGAGTGGACCCTCCACCTCCAGGGCGAGCCGGATCATCTCCAGCCGTATCGGCATCCACGTCTGCAGGTAGTCCAGCAGAGTCGCCTTGATGTTCTCGTGGCCCTTCATGCCCCGATACCCATCACATCACTGAACGCACGTAGCAGCGCGGTCCGCTCAGCCGGGGAGAACCGGGGAACAGGGTTGCGCTGCGGCACGCCGTTGCCGTGCAGGTGGTATTTCGCGTACTCGATGACAGCGCCACGCTGCGGGCCGAGGATCACGAAGTGGGGACTGGACGATCGCGGGGTGGGGCTGGACACCTCATTACGGAGCATCCCGGTGCGCACCAGCGGGGAAGAATCCCGGCCCATGCGGCGCTTGTCCATGATCGTCTCGTACTTCAGCGGGGCCCAGCGACCAAACGACGCGGTCGCGAACACCTTGCGCTGGCGCTCCGCCCACACCTGTCCGACGCCGTCCCACATCGGGGAGCAGTCCTCGGCCAAGTCGGCAAGCTCATCAAGGCGCGCCTCTAGGTTGCCGGCGGGGCCGCCCGCTGCCCGTGCTCGTGCGCGGGAACGGACCTTGGAGGCGTAGCGGGAACCTGCGCTCATGCCCAGCCATCCACGACTGCCAGCGCGGCAGCCTCCTGCTCGGCCTCACCGCGACCGACCATCCGAACGGTGCGAAGCCGGAGCCCCGTCAGGGACGCCAGAACATCACGCTCGTCGTCAGTCAGCAGCCGTACCGCACCGCCCGCGTAGTTCAGGCCCTCCGGCCCGGTGTACGACGTGCGCTGCTGCGGGTTCGTCAGCAGCCGACCGGCGACACGCAACGCCACAAGCTTGGCAGCCAGCGGCGCATCGGCGTCGGTCCACACGTCGGCGCCGGGGACGAGGGAGACGACCAGGGCGGACGCCATGTCGCAGCACTGCTGCGCGGACTGCGTGTGGAAATCGCTGAACGTCGTCGTCTGCTGCAGGTGCAACTGCAGTTCGGCGATGGTGATGATGCTCATCGACTGCTCCAGACGTAGGTGGGTTCGGGGTGTGCCGGGGGCGTCTGGCTGCTGACGCCCCCCGCCCGGCGCCGGCGAGGAG